CTATGTGCTGACAAAAATAATCGTTTTCGATCACACCCGCCGTCTCAAGAATATCTGATAGTGCTTTGAGAATATTATCTAAATCACGTTTTCGTTTGTCGGGTTTTACAACCCTGATAGTTAATTTATATTCTGTAGAAATTTTTCTAAATTGTGCTTGAAGTGAAACTGACCATAAAGTTGCATTGCGCCAGTTTACATATTTTGGTGATCGGTAAACGTTACCTTTCCCCAACCTGTAAAGATTATTTACACTTGGGGGGAGATCCATTTCGATTTCAATTTTCATTTTGCCTATCCGTAAATATCCGGGCGAAGTTTCTCCCGGGGTATGCCTGTTTCCATGGCAACCTGCATAATATGTTTGAATGGCAAGCGTTTCCAAGCGGATACGGCTTGACGGGACACACCTAAAGCCTTAGCCATTTTCGTGGCCGTTCCATAGATTTGGAAGGCTTCTAGCAAAATAGGATGACGATTTTGTTTCATGCGGGCATTATAAATTTATTGAACATCTTGTCAATATGGTGCTTGACATAATTTTATCCAGCCTGCATATTCAAAACACCCCACAAGCGGGACAACACACTAGGAGATAAAACTATGGATACCCAATCAGACAACGTAGACCTTTTATTTGCAGCACTTTCTGTTGCACAGGGCCAGATTGATGACGCATCGAAAGGTGCCGAAAACCCATACTTCAAATCCAAATATGCCGACCTGTCTGCGATTCGTTCCGTGATTCGTGGCCCGATGGCACAAAACGGCTTGGGTGTTATTCAGCTCCCACGGACCGTAGACGGTGGTGCTATCGTCAAAACAATCATCACACATTCATCAGGCCAATTCATTTCCAACGAATTATTCATGCCTGCTGCAAAGAACGACCCACACGGTCTGGGATCTGCCATTACATATGCCCGCCGCTATTCCATCATGTCGATGCTGGCATTGGCGGCTGAAGATGATGACGGCAACGCTGCGGTAGAAAGCGTCAAGAAACAAAACAATAGTATATCGGATGCTATTGCACTTGGCTCAAACGCCGCCAAACAAGGCTCCGATCAATTAAGCAACTGGTGGAAGGGATTACCTGAGGGTGTCCGCAAATCAATTCCGACTGACGTTTTGGCTAACATGAAAAAGGTTGCCAAAGATAACGATCCAAAGGTGCAATGATGGAACAACGGACCCCCGAATGGTATGCGGCACGACTGGGTAAAGTTACCGCCTCCCGTGTGGCTGACATTACTTCTAAAACCAAATCAGGCTACAGCACCAGCAGGGCGAATTACATGGCAGAATTGCTATGTGAGCGCCTGACTGGCACGAAAGCAGATGGCTATGTAAATGCTGCTATGCAATGGGGTATTGATATTGAACCATCGGCCCGTGAAGCATATCAATCCCTTCTGGGTGTATTGGTGGAAGAAACGGGGTTCGTTAACCATCCAGACATTACCATGGCTGGGGCAAGCCCTGATGGGCTGATCGGCGATGTAGGCATGGTAGAAATCAAGTGCCCAACAACGTCTGTCCATATAGACACGTTGATGTCAGGTGTCGTGCCAAGTAAACATATGGCACAAATCCAATGGCAAATGGCTTGCACTGGGCGTAATTGGTGTGATTTTGTGTCGTACGATCCCCGGATGCCTGAAAACATGTGGATGTTCGTCCAGCGTGTGGATCGGGATGAAGCCTATATCGAAGAAATAACTAAGGAAGTTAATCTGTTCTTATCCGAATTGGATACGAAAATATCTACCCTCAACCAAACCTACGGAGACAAATAATGACTAAATCGGAATATCGCCATAAAGATGGCAAAGGTTCATTATTCAAAAACCAATATAAAAAACTAGATACCCATGCCGATTTGAATGGCAAAGCCGTTATAGAAGGCAAGGAATATTACGTTAATGCGTGGAAATCCGAAACGACTTCAGGCGATTTTAAGCTAAACCTTACAATCAATCCTGTTAAGCCAAAGGAAGAAATGCACCAGTATACATCAGGTTCGCCTGAACCGTTGTCTGCTGGCAAAGACCACGACGATATTATTCCTTTTTAAGGTTAAACAATGAACAGCAACGCCCCCTTGTCTGAACAGTTTCGTATCGTAGCCAAGAAATGGGTCGATGCGGAGTCGGCTGCCAACATTCTGGAAGAAACAAAAAGTGCTTTTCTTGCCAAGAAGATGGCAGAGTTGGGGGACATGCCAGTTAGTCGGGCTGAGATGAACGTCAAGGCTTCGGCTGACTGGCATGAATTTATAACATCTATGGTGCAAGCCCGTGAAAAGGCTACACTTTTAAAAGTGCAGTTGGAATTTATAAGAATGCAATTTAATGAATGGCAATCTTTAGAGGCCACCAAACGTGCAGAAATGAAATTATAGGTTTACCATGAAAAATAGTAAGGAACAGCAAATGATTGATATGATGAATATGCTTAAAGAAGAAATGGAAGGCAACGAAGAAGACGTTGAAATCATTGCCGATGAAATAAAAGATCTTTTGGATGGCAAAAAGGTCGGTGTCTGTATCAGGGCTTTGTCAGAGTGCCTTGCAGAAATCATTTGTGACACGTCTACCAGCCTTGAAATGGCAGCGGCAGGTGTTGCATTGTCGGTATCCTTTATGTCTGCCACAATCGCTGATTATGACGAAAGCCAATTCAACGGTGAAGGTTCCGCCCTGCAATGACAGAGGATGTCGGCACAACCAAACGTGGCAATCTGTCGGCTAAACGCAAGTTAGCCATATGGGAGCGGGAAAAAGGAATGTGCATGGTCTGCGGCGTAAAGCTCATGACTGGCAAATTTATTTTTGAACACGTCCGTGCTTTGGAGTTGGGTGGGGCGGATACTGATGATAATATCCGCCTGACCTGCAAAGGTTGTGCTACCGAAAAGACCAAACAAGATCATTCCATGGCTGCCAAGGCCAAGCGTCAAAAACGTGCTGTCCTTGGAATGAAGACTTCCAAATCACCACTTCCGGGCGGTAAAAATTCTAAATGGAAGAAGAAACTAGACGGAACTGTGGTTAAAAGGGATTAGAAATGCGGACCAAAGAAGAATTTTTAAAGGCACTACAAGGTTCAAGGACCGCCGTTTTCAGGGTTGCTGAATGGGTTCACCGTGGATCTAAAGGTGTCAAAGGCCGCACCATAACAATCCCCCACATGGAAGGTGATGGTCCTGATTCGGGTGATCTTTTTGTGGAAGACGAAATACAGGGAACAATAAAACTGGAGGTAAAACAAAAACTTAACCACCATTTTACCAGCCGTGAAACATATCCACATGACACGGTGATTGTAGCAAATACCGGAACGGTGCATAGAAACTGGGGCACTGTCGTGGCATATGTTATTACAAATGCTGAAATGACACATGCGGCAATAGTACCATTTGACACATTCAAAAAGTGGTTTAAACAGGAAATACACTCTAAAAACACAGATCAGGTCGAAGAATATTATATGTGTCCCAAGGAATATGTGACTTTCGTGAAAATATCGGAGTAACCAATGCGCTTTTTGCTGACGTTAAATATGCCATCAGCGCAGGGCTTTCTTGTTCATCAATTAACAGTAGAACATCCCAGTGAGTCATGCGGAGAGTTTTGTGATTATCTAAATGATAATGAATTTATCATTGTAGATTTGTTGTATAGACATAAAAGCAATCTAGGAGATATTACATGGTCTGAAAAAGGCGAAATAATCTTAAATACTAATCATATTGGCAAAGTCCAAGAATTTATAGGAGTAGAAAAAGATGAAGAATATGAAGCACAAAGACATACTGACAACCGCACAGGATATGTTGACGGAAAGAGGCCAGCTTTACGGCCCAGTGGACGTTATCCACGATGATATTGCAAAAATAGCAACGCTTCTGCTTAACAAAAGCATATCAACCTATGACGTTGCCATGATCCATGTGGCCACCAAATTGGCCCGAATGAAAAGCCAACGAAATCATCAAGATAGCTACATTGATGCCATCAACTACCTATCATTTGCGGCTGAGTTTTCCAACAACACCGATACCATCTTGGTGGCCATGGAAGACGAACTTGTCAAAATGACACGGGATGTGTTGAAGGAGCCGTCAGATGTCTAATATTTGGGGAACAAAGATTGTATGGGATGCCAAGAGTATTGGCACCCTAAAACAAATGGCAGAACTTGGTCATACATCCGCTGAAATTGCTGCTGTTCTTAAAACAACCCGAAATTCTGTTATTGGAAAAGCACATAGGCACAATATTGCTTTGTCTAATAAACCTAGAAAGGAAACATGGTCTCAAACTAACTTACAGAAGTTACGGGAAATGGTTGAGGCGGGTTACTCTGCCTCACAATGTGCCGCAGAGCTTAAATTGTCGAAAGGGACGGTATCACACAAAGTATACCATATGGGCATGTTCTTTGCTGGTCTTAAAAGAAGATCAGACAAATGTGAGGTTATGTTTGGTATTTCTAAAAGATCTTCGGGTGGTGCTAAAAAGCCGCCCAAGGCGTTTACCGAAACAGTGTATATCGTGCCAGATGTGGAGCCTATCCCGTTTGCCGAAATAACAAACAAAACGTGTAAGTATTCCGTTAAAGGCGACAAACCATCGGAGTTTATGTTCTGCGGAGCCGATGTGTTTGATAGGTCGTTCTGCTCCTATCATTACCATCTCTGCTACACCAGAAAGCAAGTCAATGTTGCAGCTTAACCCTCCGATCCCGGTCGTCACCCCCAAAGGTCATGCTTTAGCACATGTCCTGATTGATTATTCGCCTGAATATGATCTTTTGTGGGTGTGCTTCCAAGACAACGGAGAATGTTGGACTTGGAACAACAAAGAAATCCGTGCCGATCAAAATATTAGTTTGGGAAGGATAATTCTTAAAAATGACAAATAACATTATACACTTCGTTTACCCAGTCTGGCCAAATGTAAGGAAATTATCTTACCTGAATTACATTGCCGTTCTACTAGCCCGACAAATCCAAAAGCCCGATCACATCTATTTTTGGGTCAATAAGGAACCAGATAATGGTGGTTGGTGGAGTGAAATCAGGCCATTGGTAACGGTAATGCAAATTGACATGCCAGACACTTATTATGGCATTAAAATCCACTACCCGCAGATCCGGTCCGACATCACAAGGTTGGAAATCCTGAATACCCATGGCGGTATTTATATGGATACCGATATATTACTGCGTAGGCCATTGCATGATTTTATGGATGGCGCATTTACCATGTGCTATGAGCCAAGCGATGGCGAACCACAATCGGCCTGTAACGCTTTAATGATAACAAAACCACATTCTATGTTTATTTACAAATGGTTAGCTAAAATGCACCAAGCCATTCAAAGTCAAACATGGGCCTATGGTGGCGTTGTTTTGCCATTTAGCTTACACCAAGAGTTTCCGCAGTTAGCAAAAATGTATACTGCTGATACATTCTGCCCACTGGATCTTAGCCAGAACTGGCTGTTTTCTGCTGACCCCAGAGTTACGGAAAAAGCCAAAGAAAAGACTAGAAACTCTTATGCCATTCATGCTTTTGAGACATTCTGGCGTGATGAAATTGCTAACATTACGCCTGAATACTGCAAAAATATAACATGCTTGTTTAGCGAAATAGCCAATGAGGCTATTAGTATGGGCAAAGATCAACTAGATCACTGACAACGCAGGCCGTGGCTAAAACCACGGTCGTGCCATCTGATGCGGTATAATCTGCGGGGTTCAGCAATACGCCATTGACGAACACCAATATCCGGCCAACGGTGTATGATACGTTGAATGTCGTCTGGCCATCGGTGGCGGTGTAGGTAGTGCGGCTTAAAGACCCATTGCTCTGGGTGGCAACCGAATACACATTCGTGCCATCACAGATGATCTGGGCGATGTAGCTCCTTGGCACGTTAACACTCAGGCCGCCACCTGCTGACGCAAATGTCACGGTGTAGGAAGATCCCGTTGTCGTGTTATAAACAACCCACTGACCACCAACCCCTGACGGGATGGTATATGTCACTGACGCACTCATAGACCCAGAAACTTTGAAGAATAAAGAACGATACTGGGTGTAGGTAAGAACAGCACTGCCGGTGGAAGCATTCAGGCTTGTTACGCCACCAAATGCTTGGTCGATGGAATCCATGTCAACGTTGACAGGAACGTTCCAAGTGTTGACGTAATCGCCATTGCCCGGCTTTTCCAAATACTTGTTCGGGGTATATGTCGAAACCATAATCTTCTACCTTAAATATGCTGGTTGGCGATGGCCAGAGCATGAGCAACGGTTGTATCGTGTAATTTTAGCAGAGGTTTGGTTGCAACAACATCTTTCTTTTTGGCGGCTTCCATATTCGCCAAAAGCTGTTCTGCTGTCATTTTGCCATTAATTCGACCACCGCTGGCCCGTTGAACCGGCTTGTAGCCATATCCGGGCTGTTCTTCAACAGGCTCCATGGCACCAATGTTAAGCCTTGATGGTGACATTGTCCCGCCAAACATAGGAACACCACGTCCTGCCTGCTCTAATTGCAGCATACGGGGTGCACCAGCACGTTGTGCATTTGAACCAATAATCCCTGAAAGGGTTGAAGCACCCTGACCTACCGCCTGTCCTGCCAAGCCACCAACGATTGCTTCAGCGCCGTGGGGGATGCCAACCGCAGCACCGACAAGCGGGAACATTAGTTTTTTCAAACCAGCATAAAGCCAAGATTTTTTGGCTTCGTCATTGCCGGGGCGTGCATAAACCAGATCAATGGCCTTGCTGAAATTCTGCAAGTCCAAAACCTTTTGTTTTGCTTGTTGGGTTGCAACATCATCTGCCGCTGAAACAACAAGATTGGTAAGATCCCCGGTTTTGGCACCAAATGCTTTTAATGTGACAGGCAGAGACGGGCCAGTAGTGTAACCCCTAATTTGCTTAGGCAGTTTTGCTAAGTTGTCAGGGTCTTGAGGTGTCAAGATCTTGTTACGCAGAGAAGCGTTAAATGCTTCCATTGCTTCGGGAGCATTCTGGCCAACAGTACGTTCCAATCTTTGATACATTTTAGGACCAAGATTGGGATCTAGTACTTTTGAAGATAAAAGAGCCTCTGCTCCTTGAAGCATTTCAGGCGTTACTTTATCTGCAAATTTTCCAGTATCTGAATCAATCATTTTTTCTAGAACAAGCCCCCAAGGGGAGCTTTCTGCTCCATATTTAGGTTCAAAATCCCTTTTATATTGAGAATACAACAAATTGCTTTGCTTAATATTGTTAACTGCTTTTTCTGTTTCACCAGTAAACAAACCTTGTTCTAAAGCGTTTTGAACGCCTTTTTTATACCCATCGACCAATGAACCAACTACCGCCCTGTCAGCGCCTTTGGCTCCAGTATAAGCAGCATTCATTTGTTGCTGAATTGACATGGCATTCACTAAATTCAAAGGTTGATCCGTGTTCAACAATTTCATCATGACATCATGAGCTTTGTTGGCTTGCGGATATATTTCTTTAAACTCCAGAAACCGTTCAGGGCCGCCGGGCAAATCTTGCAATACCTTACTATTGTTTAATGTGTCCTTAACACTATTGGCAACAACATCGCCAAAACTTATTCTATTAAATTTCCAACCTTCACTGCCCGGAGGTGAAAATTCATAAATAGGTTCAAAGGTGCCTTCAATGTTACGCCGTTCATCAAATAATTTTTGAACAGGATCGTATGCTGCCTTTTTTGCAGTAACAATACCTTCTGAACCAACAAATGGATTAACATCGGGGGTCAACATGCTCTGTTGTTTTTGTGCTAAAATTTCTTTAGCTTTTTCCGTCATTTCATCAGCGGTTTTAGCTGGTGCACCTTCTTCAGCAGCCTTACCGGTTATCATTTGACGTGACGGTGTAATTCCTTGAGATTCAAGAAGCGCCTGCGTCTGTGCATCTTTTGGTGACACACCTTTGGCCAGAGCACTTTCCAGCGCTGGGGTCAATACAGCACCCGTGCCAGCACCAAACAATGCTGACTTACCTATTTCTTGGGGGGTAAATTCTTCTGTTCCATATTTTTCAGATGCACCGCTCAAACCGCCATAAATAGATCCCTGTGTGGCACCGCTTGCAATTCCTTTAGCAATCTTGCCCCCCCCGATGAGTTCTGCGCCCTTGGCCGCAGCGCTTCCTAACGGGCCAACGCCGGGTATGGGGACAAATGCGCCACCAACGATACCGACACCTGTGCCGACAGCAGAAGGAATTGGGTTTTGCCGTTGATAGGCTTGATTTACACGGCGTTCTTCATTCAGAGCATCTTCAAAGCTCTGACCTTCTTTTTGGTTAATTTTAGCACGGATATATGTTGGTGCATCAAACAAGCCAGCTTCACCAGCACTAATGAGACCTGTTTTGAGGCCTTGTGGCAAAAAACCTTGGTGTTGTTTGATAATATCAATATCTTGCTTTGCCTGTGCTTCGCCGGGCTGCATATTCGCAGATGCAAGCCAAGGAGCATCAGGCAGGTCAGCAGATTTAGGTTGAGGGGTCGCCCAAGGAGCATCAGGTAAATCAACCATTATTGGCCTCCTTTAGGAACCCACTTCGTTCCATCCCAAACACCAACACCCTGCTTGAATTGCTTTTCTTCACCAACTGCCGTTCCATTTGGTATGGCAGGTGCCGCAGCCGGAGCTTGTTGTGTAGACTGATTTGCCCCAGTTGATTTGTAAATCGGGTTAAATGTTTCACCATTCGGGCCACGAACATCTTCTTGCATTCCACGGATGAAATTGCGTGGAATAATAGGATGTATGGGCACATTGTCCAATGCCTGCCGCCGGAAATTTTTGTCAGCGTTTTTGGGATTGTTTGCCCAATCACGTTCAAACCGTGCCACATCCGTGCCAACAGGTGCATCAAGGAAATCAGAATCCTTTTGCTTGTTTTTAAGCAATTCACCCTTAATTTGTCCAAGAATAGCATAAAAAGCACCGGGGTCTGCATGTGGATCTGGTGATGATGCCAGCGCCGTTTTCAAACCAGCAGCAGGTGCTCTAATAAGTTTATTGTCTGCAACGCTATTCATTTGGCGAATAGCCGCTTCTTTCAAAGCAACACCAAAGGCCGCAGAGTCTTCCCGCCATTCTGGTGACAATAATCTTTCCATAGGTGTGCCACGGACATACCCTGCAATCTTAGCTTGTACTGCTGCCACGTCACCCGTTGTTAATTCAGAACCAATCCGCATCATTGTATTAACGTTTTGCAGTTCGGTATCATATTGACTATAACGATCTGCAATCTGCTTTTTATACTCATTATAACCAGCAGTTCCTGCTTTTTTTAGCTCAAGATTTTGGGCTGCTTTGTCTGACGTTGCATCTGTCAAACGCTTGTCAATTTCAGCATCAATTTTATCAGCTTGAGCGATTGCTGTTGACCGTTTGTCAGGATGATCTTCACCATAGGCAACAGCCAAAGCACGAAGTTTTTCAGCTTCTTGCCGCTTTTGTTGAATGTCAAAATTAGGATCACCAACTACGCCGGGAATAATGCCATATTCCGCTGCCTTTTTAAGTTCGGCAACATTCATGTCAGTGGTCGGCATATTTGCTAATCTTTTGTATTCCTTAGCCGCCATGTCAGTAGATGGCTCTGCCCCAGCAGCCCCGGGTTGCGCTGATGGTTTATTTGTCGGGCCAGAAGTATCCCCGGGCGCTTTAGGCGCTTGAGGTGCCACAATTCCGAAAGATGCGGGGTCAACGCCAATATTCGACAAGCCTTGAGACAGCGCACGGTTGATTTCACCAGCATCAGTCTTTTGACCCGTCAATTTGTTAATAGCAACGTTGGTAACAGTTTTTGTTACAGGATCATATTGGGGTATGATTTGATAGTTTTTGCCAACCAAATCAATAAGTTGCTTGGCTTGATCCATTTGCATCTTTTTGTTGGTTTCGTATCCAGCTACACCGCCAACAAGACCTTCACCGATAGCTCCGCCTAAAGTTGGATTGCGGGATGCCAACATGCTGCCAATACCCGACAATGCAGGAATCCAGAAATTGCTGCTGGTTGGCACGAAATCAGGTGTTGCTTTTTCGAACACATCGCCAAGGCTTGAACCACGGCCAATTTGACTGGGTGATGCTTGAGCAACAGAAACACCTTTTGACTTAAGACCTTCCCATTGTGAGCCAAGTATTGCCTTCATTTCAGGCGTAACACCACCAGCTTTTTCAACATCAGATTCTAAATCACGGCCCGTCTGTGCTTTATATGTGTCATTGGCAAGTTTGATGGTAGCCGCATTTTGATAGCCCGGTGTCATAGGAGCACCACCGGTAACATTATTCCATGTTGATTTAATAAATTGGCCAGCCCCAGCCGCCGTAGAATAGCGACCATCTTCCCGCTGTTCAGGAATGTTGGGATGAGGCCCATTTGGATCAAATGTTTTACCTTTCGATCCAGCACCACCATAACGAATATCATATCTACCGCCACTTTCTGGGCCATAGATTGTGTCTGCAATTATTTTTTGATTCGGATTAAGTTCTTCATATTCAACAGGTTGAACTTTATATTTAGGAGGAGTATCCCCGTCTTCGCCGCCGCCGCCACTATCATCTGTATCAATGGGTGCTAAACTTGGAACGACACCAGCTTCTTGATACGCCATACGGGCAGGAACAAGTCCCCCTTCTGCACGATGTGGGCGGGCATGTTCTGTGGCACGGTCATAATCAACAGTCAGAAACCCATGGCTCAGACCAACTGCGTCAGGCTTATGATGTAAAACTTCCTGAGCAATTAAGCCCATCCGTGTTTTGCCATCACCCATATTAAATGAATAAATGTTTTGGCCATCATAAGTTTTGCCAACTGGCTTAATATTGTGCTTTAAGCGGGCATCGGAAAGCATTGGCAAAAATGAAGCAATGGCCGAACCAACATTATATAAAGATGAGCCAAGGCCAATCATGTCAGATAGGCCCATACCTTCGCCCCCACCACCAGAGCCGCCACGGCCTTGACGCTTCTTAAATTCATCTTCAGCAGCTTCTGCATCCTGCTGACTTGCCTGTAACGCCTGTTCAGGAAAATAATTCATGTCAGAATCAGGATCGTATGGATTTACATTCCCACCACCCAAACGGTAATGCTTGCGGGGGATTACACCGCCACGGGCCCAAAAACCAGAGAAATCAAAATCACCCAGCAGATCTTTATCATCCAAAATATTTCCGCCAGTCACTCCTGTAGAATCAGGAATGTTAGAATCCCGCATCGGGCCAGACATAGATGAACTTTGTGGAATTACACCGCCTGATGGTGCAGTTTCATCTCCACCGCCCCCACCGCCGCTTGTGTCAGGTTTTGTCTTTGATTTAGCACCAGCATTACCGCCAGTTGTTCCCGTTTTGTCCGGTGTATTAGAATCCCGGCCCGTAGTGGTAGTCGTTGTTTTAGTAGCATCCTTGCCAGCTAAGTCAGCGTAGAGGTTTTTCATATTTTTTAAACCAGTAGCAATATTACTGCCAGTTTGAACTGCTGTGCCAAGGTTTGCCTGATTTGGCGTAGGTGCCTTTGATGTCACAAGATGTGCAACAGGCAGTGAAGCTGATGGCACATAGCTAGACATGCCGGGTGTTCCGCCGGGGGCTTTAGCGCCAAACGGGCCAAGGCCAGCCAACTGAACCTGCCGGATTTTATCCCAATCGTTTTCACTAACCAAACCGCCGCCCGCAAATGCGCCGGGGGTGAAAACTGCGCCGCCCATCGAATTAGGGATAACACCGCCCATGGCCCGTGCCGGACGTTCAGCATCCTGTGTCGCCGCTTTATAATCAACGGTTTTATAGCCGCCCATAACGCCAACTGCTTCAGGATGCTTCTTTTCAACATCCTGTGCCATAAGACCGATCTGAGTGCGGCCATCATTATCATTGGCATAACGATAAGAATAAATTGGCTGACCGTCATGAGTTTTACCAATTTCTTTAACGTCTTCTTTCAAGCGCCGGTCGGAGAAGAAGCCACCACCACCTGTGGTTGTCGTCGTCGAACCAGACAAAGCACCAGTGCCTTCGGCAATGTTTGCCAAGAACTGTGCTACTTGGAAGGGATAACCCTGCTGTTGCAGATATTGATTGTAACGGGCGGTAAGATCAGCCTGTGCCGTCTGTTGTTCTGTGCCACCAGCAGCAATCTGGGCCTGAGCGCCCTGCAATGCAGCCGATTGTGCCCCAGTGCCAATACCAGCCAACTGGTTGGCTGCTCCAATCTGCTGTTGGTAACCTTGTTGACCAAGACCCGCCAACTGTTGGCCTGTTTGAAGTTGTCGGGCCAAGTCAGATGCCACAACGCCTTGCTGCCCAGTCGCCGTCTGGAGAGCACTTTGGTATGCCTGCTGATAAATCGGTGCCAAGGCTTGGGACGTGCCAAGAAGCTGTTGGCGCTGCAATTCTGCCTGCTGCAAGCCGCCACGGCTACCACCAAATGCACCCTGCTGGATCATTTGAGACTGAAGGGCAGAATTTTGCATTGCCTGCTGTTGTTGCAATGCCTGCAAAGTTGGATTGATGACAGAAGATGTAATAGGCTGTTGATAATATTGAATTTGTTGTTGTGTCAGCGGGCCAACATTTTGCCCGCCAGCCAATGTAAATGCAGTAGCGCCAGCCTGATAAGGAGTTGTGGAGTTAAGGGCACCTTGTGTGCCACGGGCCGCTGCTTCATAATATGGCTGTGCAAGACTTGCACCAGTATTTGTGTTCAAAATACCGGCTTGCTGGGTGGGCGATAAGCCAGAAACAAATTGTCCTGTGTAAGGGCTAAAGGGCTGTTTCGCCGTTTGTTCAGCCTGTGCGTTGACAGCATTATACCGTGCCAGAACTTCTGGTGGTATCGTTACCGTACTGGTGCTACCACCTTTTCCGCCACCCATAGCTTACTCCGCTGCTTCCTTCCAGCCACCTGTCGTTGCATTATATAAGAAAAATGCACCGCTAGGGTTGCCGAATTGACGTTCGTACATTCTGACCTTGCCGGATGTCCTATGGTTGGAAAGAACCCCAATCAACAAAGGCAGCTTTAAAGAATCAGACACCTTTTTAGCATACTCACAAAGGCGACCAGCCCGGCCACCCTTTGCGTTTCGAAACTGCGGATCAATGAAAATTGCTTTTTCTTCAATGATCTGCTGGTCAGAATACCACATATTTACAATTCGTAAAAGTATGGCACCTTCAGGTTTTTCACCCACTTTACCGATAATGCCAACCACACCACTTTCCAAAGTCAATGCAGCCCACAATTCGTTTAACAACTTTACCGGGTTTGGTTCTACAAATCCGTTTTCTTCACATGCACTTAACGCCAATTCCATCATAAAATCAATATCTTCAGGTGTCCCTGTTCTAACTGGCATTGTATCTGTCATATTTAATCCTTCTTCGGGCCGGGTAGGTTTTTCATAGTTTTGACGATTTTATTTCGTCCTAGAACAACAAATTTGTCCAATTCGGCATGACCTGCCTTCATGTCACCACCACCAATAATTTTGATGGCATGAGGGTGTATAACATATTCTCCGCCTGCTGCCACAATCGGAACAGCCTCACCGTCTTCGGCAGCACCACCTGCGGCGAAGTGGGGTTTGCCACCGTGACGACCAAAGGTGCGGTTAAGGGCTTTAAATCCTGCCATGGTGTTTCCTTCGCCAAATCCTGAAACAACATCGGCGGGGATGACGTATGATCCGGCAGGAACGTGCATGGGCAAATGGTCTGTCCGTCCAGCCACGGGGCTGTGGATCGGGCCAGTGTGAAGTTTAATTTTGTTAAATGGCATAGAACCAGCACCGTAGGGCAACGATGATGATGATTGGCCGTAAGGGGATGCGCCACCGCTGGCAAACCCCATCCCAGTGCCCATCGGATCAGATTCTTTGTTAACACCGCCGCCTGAGGCCCTGTTTTGATCTTGATCGCCATTTAAGTAGTTAACAAATCTATCAACCAAACTAGGCGAACTTGTGTCTGATGATGTATCGGTTGGGATTGCCCCTGTATAATTATCGCCCTTTAAACGTGCCTGATAGATTGGGGCGTTACGGATAAAGTCCAGCGCAGTTTCTTC